CACATATACGCACCAAGGTTTGGATAATAGACCGAAAGGAGTTTTATACCCGAATGAAAATTTTAACGCAGACACTATTTTAAAGCGATTTAAGGTGGTTTCGGAGTGGAGTAAGAAATATGGCTATCCTATCTTTTTGGGTGAGTTTAACGCGGTTAGATGGGCAAAAAATAGTGGAGCATATGTCCAGGATGTAATTAACGCTGCTAAACTTTATAACTTCCAGTGGTGTTATTTTGCTTACCGTCCTAATTATATTTTTTGGAATCCATATTATGGCATTGCAAACACCAGCGCACTACCGGTTAATTATTATTTAAGAAATTACGGCATCGATAGCCAACAATGGCTAATGCTAATTTATAACTTTCAAAATGGAAACACTAATTAAAATGGCACTATACATAATGCCACTAATGGGAATAGGAATTATAATATCACTAATACTTGAATTTTATGAGAATAAGCGAAAACGGGATTAATCTAATTAAATTTTTTGAAGGCTTTTGTCCAAAGCCATATAAGTGTACTTCAGGTGTACCGACTATTGGTTATGGCGCGACTTTTTACCTGGATGGTACAAAGGTGACAATGAATGACGAAAGTATAACTAAAGAAGAGGCTACTATATTGCTTAAAAATATGGTGAAGCTTTTTGAGGACCAGGTAAATTCATTCTTAACGGCTGACATTAATCAAAATCAATATGATGCGTTAATATCTTTATGTTATAACATAGGTTGGAATGCGCTGCGCAAATCTACATTGATGACCGTATTAAATGCTAATCCAAATGATGAAGCAATTAAAATGCACTGGGTAAAATGGGTGAACTCAGCTGGGCGCAAATCAAATGGACTTGTTAAACGCAGAAAGTTGGAACTTGAACTTTACTTTAAACCTATGGTATCGAAAAAGACCTTGGAAGAGATGGCAAAAGAAATAATGAAAATAAATAAGTTTGACGATGAAATTTATATTTAAACTAAATGAGTTTCCTTTCGAGGAGATGTCTAAAAGAGAGCGCGACAGCTTAGTAATGCAATTACGAGATGAACTTGCTAAACTTACCTGGCGAGATATTGCATGGACCATTTGGGGTAACTCTAACATTACCATTATTGTCAAAGATGAATTTTACTTCTTTAGAATTATTGAAATTGATAACCATTTAATACTACTTGAATATGACGGAACTGCGTCTTAAAAATGAGTATGAGGCTAACCTCGAAGCTCAACTTATGCACATGGAAAAAATGGATGCATATCGGGAAAAAATCTTAATTAATAACGATTACACAATTCACGAATTTCACGATGCTATCAGGATCAATATGCACCAGCAAGAAATAAACACCTTGCAAGAAAGAAATCGTTTAATTGATACTTATCTAACAGAATTATGGAAAAAGAAATTAAAATCGAAAAACTCAAAAAAGAAGTCGAAGAGTTAACAAAGCATTTGAGGTTACGCACTGCAAATACTGAAGCTTCACGCGATGCGGTAACTAAAATGATAGCTTATAAAAAGAATAGAATTTTGGAGTTGTCGATGCAATAGGTTAACTTTGAAGAAATTATTTGAAATATGTTACAAGCTAATGTTACTGGGACGATAGGTCAAGATGCCATCGTTAACAACACATCCGAGTATCAAATCTTATCGTTCAGCGTGTCAGCGTCAAGCAAAAAAGACAAAGCTGGACAATGGGTTACTACTTGGGTTAAATGTGTTAAATTCTATCCGCAAGGTAAAGCAATTGACCTTTTGCCTAAATTAACTAAAGGATCAAAAGTTGCCGTATCAGGTAGAATTGAATTGTCTGAATGGACAACTAAAACTGGAGAAAAAAAGACCGACATCCAGTGTAATGCTGACTACATCGAAGTGCTAAGTTCAACCTTTGATGCGGTTCCAGTTGTTGCAAATTCAGCACCTACTAATTTATTTCCTTAGGTTTTTTTGTTATTTATTGTTGTTAGGGGGCGCTTCATGCGCCCTTTATTTTACCCCCAATCATTGAGAAAATGATGATTTACCCATCCAAAAGATGGGTTTCTTTTTATATGTTATTAACAAAATGCACCTTTTTTTAGCGGAAGGCATTTGAATTCCGGGAAGGCATATTTTTCCTAAAGATTTTTAAAATTTGGCATTTTTAGGATTTTTGGAAGGCTGCGGAAGGCTTTTGGAAGGCATTTGGGAAGGCAAATGACTATCTTAATAAATTGATTTTCAATAAGTGGGAGGTAAAGAAGGCACTTTTTCTATATCTACTAATTATTTATTAAAAAATGCCTATTTTAGTATAAAAGTGTAAAAAGGAGAGTATAATAGGAAAAGCATACTTTCATCCTTCTTTTACCTTGTTAATAACTCTATTACTATTTTACTTGCTATTGTATTTTTTTAATATAATTTTACATTTGGGATAAATGTTTATTAATTAAAATAAGAAAATACTATCATAAATGGTAGAGTTATTTTTGTAAACTTTATCCCCAATTAAATTTTAATTAATTAATTCTACCATTATGATTAAAAAAGCTATTGCTTATTTACAACAAGGTATCAGCGTTATACCGGTAAACAAGCTTAAAGTTCCGACCATTAAAAGTTGGACCAAATTTCAAAGTGAATTAATGACTATTGCTGATGCGGAAGTTTACTTCCAGGATGCTGAAGGTATAGCGACAATTGGTGGTAAAGTGAGCGGAGGTCGTGAAATGATAGACATCGACTGCAAGTATGACTTATCAGGCAATCTCTACGAAAATTACATCGAATGCATCAAAAATCATTCATTAAACCTAATTGACAAACTGGTAATTGTACGCACACCAAGTAACGGTTATCACTTAATTTACCGGATAGAAGATGAGTGTTCTAAAAATTGCAAGTTAGCTAATCGTTATTGCACGGATGAGGAAGTTGAGCATAACCCCCACGAAAAGGTAAAAGTGCTAATTGAGATTAAAGCTGAAAAAGGATATTGCCTTGCGCCTCCAACACCAGGTTATGAATTTATAAGTGAACGAACCGAAGCAATAGTTATTACTGCTGATGAGCGCGATTTACTTTTAACACTTGCACGATCATTTAACCAGGTGATAGAAAGTGAGGTTGTAATTCCTAAAAAAATTAAGGATGTTGACGATAGTAGTTTTATTGATAGTCCATTTGACGATTATAACTTGCGCGGTGATGTACTAACGGAATTTACTAAACACGGCTGGACAATTGTCTCAGAAAATTCGACACGTTTCCATTTAAAAAGACCTGGCGATACTTCCAGCAAAACATCCGGGACATATCATAAAGAGTTAAATAAGTTTTATTGCTTTAGTACCTCAACCCAATTTGAAAGTGAAAAAGCATATAGCAAAAGTGCTATTTATTGCCTTTTAAACTGTAATAATGACTGGACAAAATGCTTTAAGGAATTATTGAATGCTGGATATGGTCGAGTGCGAAAGCAAATTAAACATAAGTATGCCTCGGTTATACATTCGATGAAAGCTGACAATGCCGAAAAGGATGAGATTGTAGATGAACTAAGGAAGCTGGATGGATTAAGTATAAATGATTGCGCAGAGATAATTGATAACTATGAAGCTAACCAAGGTAAAAAGATTGCGCAGTTTTGGGAGGTTATACCGAATAAAGATAAAAAACCAACGATTAAAATTCAGTTACATAAGTTTACGCAATTTATCAGTAATCACCTGAACATTTATCGATATAAAATTGATAACACTTTTAGATATGTAAAAATTGAAAAAGGATTAATTGAAGAGGTTAAGATTACTGATATTAAAGATGCGATTTATGATTACATAATGAGCTTAAGTTATGTGTTTGATAGTATTATGCGCGAGGACTTGCTTGAGATTGTCCAGCAAAGGTCAAATACTTTATTTTCTGAGGCTCAGATGGAGTTTGTGGAATATACCAATGTTAAAATTTTAAAGAGCGATAAAAACTTTGCTTACTTTCCTTTTACCAATGGGGTAGCGCGTGTAAGCTTTGCAAATGGGATAGAGTTGCTTGACTATACGCATGATGATATTAAAAATTATGTCGTTTGGAAAAGTAGCGTTATTAAACACGAATTAGATTTAAATTATGATTTTGCTGATCACAGCTTTTATAAATTCATAATGAAAATTAACAATGATGATATTGAACGTGCTGATTACTGTATGAATATTATCGGTTACCTCCTCCACGATTACAAAGATGAGATGAAACCTTACTGTATCATTTTTGGAGAGGAGAGTAGTAGTAATAAAGTGGGTGGAGGAACTGGCAAAGGACTACTAACGAAAGCCGTTAGCAAAATGGTTAAGACGGTTACTATTGATGGTAAAGGATTTGAACCGACAAAAGCTTTTGCCTTCCAGCGTGTAACTATTGACACTAAAATAATTTTACTTCAGGACACTGAGAGAAATATGCCTTTTGAAAGTTTGTTTAGCAAAATTACTGATGGTTTGACGGTAGAAAAGAAAAATAAGGATGAGTTATTTATTGACTATGAAAATTCGCCCAAGTTTTTGATCACGACAAATTACAATATTGACAACGAATCTCAAGCTGCTAACCGCCGACAATTTTTACTTGAGTTTAGCAATTTCTTTAACGATAAAAATACACCAGTAGATTACCTGGGTGAGCATTTATTTATAGGTTGGGATGTAACGAAGTGGAATATTTTTTACACGTTTATGCTTGGCGCGGTTCAATTCTATTTAAGTAACGACCTTAAAAAGATGAAAGAATCGGAGACATCAATTCAGAAAAGAATAAGTGATAAGTTTACATCTGAATTTTATGAATGGTTTATTGATAGAAAAGTGGAGGAGTTTATTAAGTTGAGTAACTTATATGGTGAGTTTTTAACGCAAAGTGAGTTTAGTGAAAAGGACTATTCAAAGAATAGATTTAGCAAGGCACTCGAAAGTTCGTGTAAGTTTTTTAATAGTAAGCTTGAAAGAATGAAAGAACCAGTAACTAAAAATATGATGGTAAGATGGAACTTAGAAGGTATCAAATAGACATAGCCAACCAGGCATCAAAAAAAGTTAAGGAATATGGATTTTGCTATATTGCTGCTGAGGTGCGCACAGGTAAAACTTTGATGGCATTAAAAACTGCAGAATTATTAGGTTGTAAAAGCGTTTTATTTCTGACTAAAAAAAAAGCTATAAAAAGCATCGAAACGGATTATGCAAACTTTGGATTTCAGTATAAATTAATTGTTGTTAATTGGGAAAATTTACATAATGTAAAGGATAAGTTTGATTTGATAATTTGCGATGAGGCTCATACTATGGGCGGATTCCCAAAAATTCCACAACGAGTAAATCTGTTAAGGATTAAATTTTACGATGTGCCTAAAATCTTATTATCAGGTACACCGCACCCGGAGAGTTATAGTCAGATATTTCATCAGCTTTATGTTTGTCCTGGTAATCCATTTATCGGAATGAGTTTTTATCAGTGGGCAAAAATTTATGTAAATGTTCAATCGGTTAATTATGGTTATGGCTCAATCAATAACTATAAGTTATGCTACAAGGATAAGCTATTACCAGTAATTGACAAGTATTTTATCCGATGGTCACAAAAGAATAGTGGGTTTGTCACTGAAATAGAAGAGCAAATTATTTATGTGGATTTGGATGAAAACACTTATGAGATTGCTAAACAATTAAGAAAAGATAATGTAGTGGAATTAGAGGAGGGTGCTATTTTAGCTGACACTGGCGTTAAACTAATGGGTAAGTTACATCAAATTTATTCAGGTACTGTTATTACTGAAGACGGCGATAGTATTATTTTAGATTTTACAAAAGCTAATTTTATTAAGCAACATTTTGCCGGTAAAAAAATAGGCATCTTTTATAAATTCAAGGCTGAATATGATATGATCAAGAAAGTATTTGGTGATACGATTACAGATGATTTAAACGAATTTGATACGACTGATAAAAAAATAGCGCTTCAAATGGTAAGTGGTCGGGAAGGCATAAGCTTACGCAATGCTGATTATTTAGTGTTTTTAAACATTGATTTTTCAGCAGTAACATACTTCCAAGCGCGAGATAGAATGACTACTAATGTCAGGACTAATAATAAAATTTTTTGGATATTTGCAAATGATGGTATAGAGGAAAAAATTTACAATGCAGTAAGTAACAAAAAAAACTATACTACTTCACTATTCAAAAAACAATATGTGGTTTCTTTATAAACACTATCAGGACAAAAAAGTTTTTTATGTTGGAATTGGCAAGGCAAGGAATAAAAATGGTATTCAAAAGTATTATCGAGCTTATAAGGAAAATAAACGTAATTCCGCCTGGCACGAAGTTGCAAAAGGAGGTTTCACGTTTGAGATTGTGGAGGAAAGCGATGACAAAAAATACATTTTAGAGCGAGAAAAATACTGGATAGCGCACTATGGTAGAAGGATTACCGGTGGTCAGTTAGTTAATGTACATCCAGGTGGGCATATAGTCCAAGAAGACCCAATTAAAAAGCAAAAACGATTACTTGGTAATAGTTACAAATTAGGTAAGTTAGCCAGTGCAGTAACAAAGATGCGTATAAGTTATGGTATGAAAGGTAATGGTAACGCACGTGGTTATAGATCACCTGAAGCAAAAATTAATATTTCGAGGGGAAG